GTCGTGAACAGCGCACCTTCAGCCGCAACCCATAGGCCGTTGATGTATCTGTCATACAGCACCGTGCCTTCGTACTCGCGCTTCAGGTTATCTACGAATACCGGGTCGAGGAATGGGTTGTCGTCTATCGTGTACGACTGCTGGTAGATGTCAGCATCCGACTGCAAGAACTCATAGAACCAATGCTGCGGGCTGTCCGGGTTGCAAGTGCCATCGAATATACTGTACGGCTTGTCGAGGCGGCTCTTCAGCATATCGAAGACATCGGGATGCCAAGTAACCACCTCATCGCCGTAGCAATATTTAATCGACGAGCCGCGCAGACGGTCGACGTGGTTCGCGTTGTCAGCACCCAACACGAAGACCCGCTGTCCGAACATCATGCAGCTATTGTCGCTTCGTATGCTGCCGATGCGGTGCGCTCCGTACATCTCCTGCATCGGGAGCAGGATGTTCCTGCGGATTGTCTCGCGGGTGTTGCCGAGGATCACGTTCAGGCCGTCTTTACCATCGCCTGAAATCAGCCGCTTCGGGATCAGGAAGTAGTCGAGGTAGGTCTTCCCGCTTCGGGTCGCCCCGGTCTTGATGTTCCAACGGTGGGTAGCGTTGCGCCAAAACTCAAGCTGTTTTTCAGATCCCGGCTGCATCGTCCCACCTCTTTAGCATCTGCATGACAGGATCGTCGACCTTGTCTATCGTCATATTTGCGCCGAGCTTTTCTAGCGCGGATACGATGGACAGCAGATCATGATCGACTGTGATTCGTTTCCCGCCGTCAGTGATCGTCTGACGCGAATGACTACCACCGCTTTCCGGCATCCTCTCAAGGGCGCGTATTAAGCGATCAAATGCAAGCCCTCTGGCATGTTCGTATTTTGCGGCGTTGCTGGCGATTTCGTCCGCTGCTTTTTGCTTAGTTTTTGCTAACGCTTTGCTTAATGACTCATCACGCATCGCCTTCCAGCATTCAGCGTTCGCCTTCTGCATCAGTACCCCTTCAGATACGCCGTGCTTTCGGGCAAGTTTTCGCTGGCTGATGCCGCCGCCGATGTATTCAGCTCTTATCTTCGCCCAGTCGGGCTTCTTGGTCTCACCAATCTTGAACCACTCCTTATCCGTTAATTAGTATAGCCTTTTCGCCGGTGTATTTCTGCCAGCGTGCAATGATGACATCCACGTATTTCGGCTCCAGTTCCATAATTCTGCACTGTCGCCCTGTCTGCTCACAAGCAATTAGCGTTGTCCCAGAACCACCGAACGGTTCAATAACGATGTCGTTCTTTTGCGTCATGGCTTTGATGTATTCACCCGGAAGCCCTACAGGGAATGTGGCAGGATGCAACGAGCGAACATAGTTGCTCAGTTCTGGGTGCATAAACAGCACAGATTCCATCTGCTTGTATGGCTGCGAAGTATCTCCGACTGTGTGTACCCCTGTACTTCCATCTTTTTTGCGGTGGGTTTTTCTTTTCGGATTGTCTGTGATGGAATCTGGCTTTTTCTCCATTGTCAGATTGATTTCATAAAACTCTGTTCCAAACACAAACACCCATTCATGCCTTAGCGGGAAAAATGCTGCCGCCTGTCCGATGTTCCCAGACATGCCTTTGTCCCAGACATTCCACGACAGCATTTTATAGCCGCTATCGCGTGCAATCCTGATGTATTCATCCCAATACTGGTATACATCGTTGTTTTTTCGCTGAATACCAAGATTCACGCATTGGTAATCCGTATACGGACGATACACCTTAATGAACCGTGCCAGATTATCAACACTCAGGTCCTTGCCGCCTTCGTACTCACGCATATCAGAATACGGCGGCGAAGTGAACAGCATAGCCGCACGTTCGCCATTCATCAGAGCAGCAACATTATCCTCATCCGTACTGCTGCCGCACATCAAACGATGCTGCCCAAGCTGATATATCTGGCCATGTTTCGCATTTGGCTCTGTTGGTGCTTCTCCATCGTATTCGTCATCCTCTATGGTGGATGTATCAGTTGATACCCCCTGTATGTCATCAAAGCCAAACTCCGACATATCGAAGTCCATCTCCAACTCCGCCAGTTCAGCCTCCAGCTTTGTGAAATCCCATCCCGACATCTCAGCGGTCTTGTTATGTGCCAGCGCGTAGGCTCTGCGTTGCTCATCCGTCATGTGATCCAGCCGGATGCACGGAACCTTGTCAATGCCAAGCTTAATTGCGGCCTGTTGCCTTCCGTGGCCTTCTACGATGATGTTTTTGTCCGACCAAATGCCAATGGGATCAGAAAATCCAAACTTTTTGATACTTGCGATGATCGCATCGACATCATGCGGTGCATGTTTTCGTGCGTTGTTCTCGTATGGTGTCAGGTCTCCGGGTGGTAGGTATACGATCTCCAAGTCGTGCATAGCCATTCTCCTCTCTTTTGCTCCTCTCTAATCGCCGCCGCTCCCACCTCTGCCCCCATTCGGGTCTAGGCGACACCCGCAAACCGGGTGAGAGGAGGAACCCGGCAGCACCCCAGCATCTCTTGACGGGAGATGTAACAAAAAAGCGACCCCATCTGGTCGCCTTCTTGCATGGTATCATCATAGCAGAAAAAAACTGTCATGAACTGTCAACTTGTCTTTTCCTGCTGCTCTTTTTCAAGCCGTTCATACTGCGCCATGAATGCTTCTAGCGCAGCCCGGTGTATCCTGTGGCTGGTTGGCTCGCTGATGTGCAGCGCATCCATCACGTATATCCAACGTTTGCCGTCGATATACCGCAGATCGAGCAGCGTGCGCTGATCAAGATCGTCCACCGCATCGATAGCATCCTGAATCCTGTACCGGGTAGCGTTCAGGCGATCAATGCTCGCATCGAGTTGCCTTTCGAGGTCGATCTTCGTAATCATCGCCGTTTCGATCCTCGACTGGTCGCCTGATCCGCTGACCCTTTCGCCGCTCATCGAAGGCGTGGAGCGTGTGGCTGAATCCATCAGGTCATGCAGCCGCTCCCACTTTTCAGCTACGATCCTGTTCAGCTTGCGGAAATCGGTCAGGATACGCTTTGCCCTGTACGCTTCGTCCGTCAACTAATCACCCCCTAACTTGCGACTATCTTGCGAATACCTTTCATAAAGACTGATTTTTCTTTGTATTACTTGTTTTTTAACTTGCGACCAACTTGCGACCAACTTGCGACTAACTTGCGACTTAACGCCCGGTACTCCCGAAACCTCCGATTCCCCTGTCCGTCTCATCCAGTTCGTCGACAACTTCAACGTCAACGTACAGGCACGGACAGACAATCAACTGGGCTATCTTGTCACCCCGCTCGACGTAGTACCCGGCATCGCTCTCGTTGAACAGGCAGACGCAAATCTCGCCACGGTACGGTTCGTCTATTGTGCCATCGGTGCGGATGCCGTGGTGCACCATCAAGCCGCTTTTGCTGGCGATCCTGCCGTAGGTGTTCGGTGGGAGCTTGATATGCACCCCGGTCCTGATGGTCACGGACTGCCGCGCCTCGATGTAAACGCTCTCCGGGCTTCTCAGGTCAAGGCCAGCGTCGGTAGGATGGGCGCGAGTCGGGAGAAAAGCATAGTCCGAAAGCATTATGTTCATACCGCATTCCTCCTATAGTGCAACGGTTGCAACAGCTCCTCTGTTGTCCACCCTTTTCTTCGCCTGTGCCATAGCGTTCTATACCCAATGCCTGTTACTTCGCTTATATTCGAAAGTGTCACGCGTTCATCGCCTATAAGCAAATATACCGTTTTTCGCTTGTTGTTCGCTTGTTCTTTCATAGTTGTCCATCTGCAATTCGACGGCTCATAGTTTCCAAAAACATCAACCCTGTCTATGCTTAAACCGTCTTGATAGTTGTTATTCATAGCCCACTTATAAAATGATTCGAAGCTTTTTCTCCAATCATCGCAAACCGTAATTCCCTTCAAGCCATAGTACCTATAATGTCCGTTTTTCTCGTTATAGCAACGTTCAATCATTTTTCTATAAATGTTATATATTCGTTTCCTCTGTCTTCGATTTCTGATTTCTTCTTCGCTTGGCTCATTCTTTAGCTTTTCATGGTTATACCCTAAAATTCTTTCAACAGCCATTTCTACTTTGTAGCAACCACAGCTCTTTACTTCT